CTGTCATGGGTACTCTAGGCGGTATTGTGGCTTTTCCACGTGATGGTCAACTTGAACGTCAAGAAGCTGAGAATGAAAGAAATTTTCAAAGAACATTAGAAAATGCTGAAAACATAACAAATGAAGCAAACGAGAGACCATAATGAGAAATCCAGATCCAGTACTAGTGCAGCATTATGCTGTATTAAAAGGTATTTCACACGAAGAAGCTAGAAATAAACTTAGAGAAAACTATGAAGTTGAAGTAGCAGAAATACCCTTAAGAGACCTGGTTTTAAGAACTCTAACTGGGATGAGACAGGTAGTACCTAAAGTTGAAGGGATGTCTCAAAGAGAGCAGGGTACTATTGCTAAGATTAGACAGCTTGAAAACGGCATGGCTAGAATTGCTCGTCAATTAGAGCAAGATACAGGGCTTAGAGAAAGAATATCAAGGTTAGAAGATTCACACGTACATGTTGAAGCTTATTTGAGAACTGTAAGTAAACTAGAAGATAAAGTTGAAGATCTTAAAGAAGAGATAAACTACCTCAAACTACCTTGGTATAAAAAGTTATTATGCAAAAAGAAACACAGATAGAATTTGAAAACAAATGTAAGATTTTGTTGAGACCGCTAGAGTCTGTAGATGATCTACAGAACTGGCTCTATGTGTTTTTAGATTTGTTTTTTCCTAAAGGCGTGGTTTATCCAGATTCTACACACGGACCAGCAGATGCAATGTGGCGTATTTATCAATTGATGAGTACAGGGGATAACGTAGATATTCCACAAGTTTGTATGCTTGCATCTCGTGACTCTTTTAAGACACTTGGAGCTGCTGCTCTAGAGGTTCTATGTGTACTTCATTTTCGTATATCTGTAGCTCACATGGCAGCCATTAGTTCACAGTCTGATAAGGCTATTCAATATGTAAACGCCTTTTTTCGTAAATTAAAGCCATACTTAGAAGCAAATGGGTGGAAACAATCCTCAGACAACAAGAAAATGATTGCTTGGCTTACTGAAGAACAGCAAGAGGTATATATTCGTATTGTTATTGCCACTATTGCTGGTGCTAACTCTGAGCACGTTCCAATGCTATTTATTGATGAGGTTGACGTTGTTCAAGATCCACGTGCCCTAAAAGAAGCACAAATGATTCCCTCTACATTTGGTAAATATTTTCCATTAACAGTATATCTTTCTACTAGAAAGTTTGCTGGCGGTCTTATGGAAAAAACCCTAAAACAAACAATTAATGCTGGTGGTGAGATCCTTAGGTGGAATATATTAGATGTAACTGAAAGAATACCTCATGATGTAGCCAAGGTTGATGAGCCTAAAAAAGTCAGATATGTAACTAGAGAACTTCCAATGCAAACCCTCTTAGAGGACGATTGGAACCAATTACCTGATGAAGTTAAGCATAAATATGAAAGAATAGAAGCTTATGCTGGTATTGCAGATCATGCTATGTTACCAGTTATGAGGAACTATCTCGTAGATAGACCTCAAGATGATCATGGCGGTCTTTATAAAAAACTGAGCGCAACACATAACAACTTTAGAACTCTAGATGCTGACATGGCTGACGCACAGCTTCTATGTAATAAACCATCTGCTAGTGGTCTTGTTTATCCAAGATTTGATCAAGTTCAAAATGTACTTTCAGTACAAGAGGCGTGGGAAAGGGTTTCAGGAAACGAAAATCCATGTGACTTTAGAATGTTGAAGCAATACATTCTTGATTTAGGTATTCCTTTTATAGGCGGTGGTGACTGGGGTTTTACAGACTGGACAGTACTTCCTGTATTAGCCCTACTTCCAGGCGGTGAGATCTGGCATATGGACACATTTATGGGTCAAGGTCTTGAGATTGACGATATCGTTAAATACGGCAGTGATATGCAAGATGATTGGGGTGTAGATAAATGGTGGGTTGACCAAAACTACCCTTCTTACTTAAAGACTTTGAGAAGAAAAGCTAATTGGACTTGCCCTAAATTCAACAAAGATGTTGCGGCTGGAATTGCTGCACTGCAAGGTAAAATTGTAGATTCAACCAACGTAAGAAAGTACTATATACTTGACACACCGAATAATAGACCAGTTATAGAAGCCTTTGGTGAATATAGGTGGGCTACAGACGGTAAGGGTGAAATTATTGAAGGAAAACCATATCATGATAGAGAAGGTATATCGGATATTATGGACTCTATCAGATATCCATTTCAAAACCTATTTAGTAAAGGTGCTAAGCCTAGCTTTTCCGTGGCTGGTCAAGAGTCAAAAGACAAACAAAAACAACTAGTTACAAGTGCTTCTGACTTAAAAGAAGTGGCTAAAAATGTAAATAATGATCTTATGAAACAAAAAATCGCAAGTTTAGCCACAAACACCCCTGCTCCTGCGAAAAAAACTAAGAGTAGGAAGAAGATTTTATGGTAATTGACGAAAATAACAATCTATAAGATATAGTCTTGAGAAAATTGGAGAAAAAATAATGAGTTTACTTAATCTTTTGGTCCATTTAAACGCTTATAAGGATAAAGTTCCGACAAATAACCCTGCTAAAAGCCATTTTAAATGGACTTTAGATCAACAAAGCAATGATATTAGTGAGCCAGAATCTAGATGTGTTGATATTCAACCAGGCGAGACCCTGAGTTTATTTTCAGGTATTACTAGTATTTCTGACGATGGCACTACAACCTACGACATAGCCCTAAAAGCAGGTACTTCAAACACATATAGAATAAGTCACAATGGCGGTACAGCTCCTGAATTTAGAGCTGCAAGATCTACTGGTGCTGATGCTACAACTGAGGTAACAGTTACTAAAAACGGACCTCTTCTTAAATTTGAAGCTACTGGTGGGACTTTATTTGATTTAACTACAGGTGGAGTTCAGATAGGTGATGTCGTTAGAATTGGATCTGCTTTTAACGCAGCGAATCAAGGAAAATTTAAAATATTGAGCTTTGACGCTACAAGTTTTCAAATAGAGGTTGAAGGTGGTGTTGCTGAAGGTCCAATTACTTTAGGAGCTACTTTTGCAGATGAGATCCAGATCTTTTCTCAAGCTGGCGTTCAGATCGGGGAAAAGGTAGATATCACTTCAGGTTTTAGCTCAGTATCTTTCGGTATCTACGAAATCACAGATGTAAACCCTGATTATATTGAAATTTACACTATTAAAAGCTTGCCAGAAGAAACTGCTGTCCAAACTCAATTAGATATTTATAATGACACTAAAAAATTCATATATATTGAAAGCGATAAAAAACTTAAGCTAGAAATTGACGGATCTGATGCTGGAGATATCGAACCTCTAACATGTGGAACTACCCTAAAGAAGGGTCTTTATCTAAAAAGTGGTAACTCATATTCTGCTCAGGTTACAAATGAATCTGAAGATGTTGCTAGTGTTTTCTATGCTTTAGGCGAATAAGGGATATATAAATGAGTGAAGATAACAAAAACGAAGAGAACAAGAAGAAAATAGTTCTTGACTCCGTACAGGCTAAGCAAGATGAGTTCAATAGAGCTATTATTGAGAAGTCTTCTTATTTGCCTGAAATAATTAAACACGCTGTTGGATCTGCTAATAATAAAAGAAAGGTTCCTAGATTAGCTGTTACTGAAGATCCAAGACAGAGAGATAATTACGCTGGTATTTATAAAATTAAGCGTAAGTTACTTCCAGATAGTGTAATTAAACAAGTTCGTATTAATAACTTACTTGTAGCCGCAATTCTACGTGCTCGTGGTAACATGATGTCGATGTTCGGTCATATTAGAAAGGACCGATTTGATCTGGGTGTTGATATTGTACTTAAGGATGAATTTAAAAAGGTTATTGAGCCAGAACAGATGACCAGAATTCAGGAGAGAATCGACAGGTCATTGAAAATATTAGTAAATTGTGGATATACAGAAGACCTTGACGAAAAAGAAAAAATGACTCTGCCAGAGTTTATGGATCTCCAGACAAGAAACGGCTTATCTTTTGGTAGGTTTGCCACTGAAATTGTATATCAAGATGATGAAAATAAGGAATTTCATAGATTTAGACCTGCTGATGCTGGTACTATTTACCACTCTATTAAAGATGGTGATGCCGCTGAATCTGTTCGTAGATCTTCTATCAGACTGTTAAAAGATTTACACGGTATTGATATTGATACTGATATTCTAGAAAAAGACCAATATGATTGGGTACAGGTTGTTGAAGGTTTTCCAAGACAAGCTTTTACTCCTGAGGAAATGATTGTTTACAATATGTTTCCTTCAACTGACGTTGAGCATAATGGATATCCTGTAACACCTCTAGATACAGTTGTGACATCTGTAACTACCCACTCTTCAATTGAAGTTTATAATAAGCTATATTTTCAAAATGGCAGGGCTGCCAAAGGTATGTTGGTTGTTCAATCAGATGAAATCGATCAAGCGGTTATTGAAGATGTTAAACAACAGTTTAATGCCTCTATTAATAATGTAGAGAATTCATTTAGAGTACCTATTTTTGGAGTATCTAAAGAAGATACTGTACAATGGGTTCCTACAACTCCTAATAAGAAAGATGGTGAGTTTGAGTATTTATTTGACCAAACTACTAGAAATATTCTTTCTGCATTTAGCATGTCTCCAGATGAATTGCCTGGTTTTACTCACTTATCACGTGGATCTAACCAACAGTCTTTATCTGAAGCAAATAATGAGTGGAAGCTTACTGCTGCTCGTGATACAGGTATTAGACCTCTAATTAACCACTGGCAAAACTTTTTAAATAACAAAATCCTTCCTTTAATTGACCCAGAACTTTCGCAGCTTTGTGATGTTGTTCTAGCTGGTTTTGATGCAGAAACAAGAGAAAAAGAATCTCAGCGTCTACAAACAGATCAAGCCCTTCATATGTCATATGATGAGATTATGGAAGAGACTAATAAAGAACCAGTTGGTCCTTCAATGGCTGGTAATATTCCTTTTAACGAATTCTATAGACAAGCATTGGATGCATATAGTTCTGTAGGTGAGGTAGAAGGTTACTTTATGGACTCTCCAGGTGCGGTTTTAGACCCAATTCTTAGATATAAGAGAGACCAGTTCTTTTTCACACATATGCAAACGATAGCAGAAACTAACCCTGCTGCTGCTCAGGCTTTCTATGATGGAATGAAGGGTGAAGCTAGATTAGAATTAATGAAAATTTTTATAGAAGATTACTTAGACGAAAGTGATATTGAATCATAAGGAGAATATAAATGGCTGTTGACTATAAGGTAAAGTATTTAGATCTAAGAGCTAAATTCATGAAGACTGCCGAAAGAATGTACCGTCTTGGAAAAGAAGATGGACTTAAAGAAGGTCAGATGCAAGCTCAACAACAACAAATGGAAATGCAAGCTCAACAGGAAGCTGCTATGGCTGCTGCACAGGGTGGACAAATTGATCCTGAGACTGGTCAACCTATTTCACCAGAAGCTGGTATGGAGCCAGGTATGGAAGGTGAGTTACCACCTGAGGAAATGGCAGCTATGCAAGGTGAAGAGATGGGTGAGGAAGAAGGTTCTGAGCTTGACCAGAGAATTTCTGAACTTGAATCTTTAGTAGCCAAAGGTGAGAAGCCTAAGGTGACTGATCTTAGAAAGGCTATTAATGATCTAACTGAATTGAGAAAATCACAAAAGAAAATGAAACCCAGTCATAAAAAGGTAACTGGCTCTAAACAAAAAGACCTAGTAGATGGTATCTTGAAAAAATGGGAGTCTGAAGCCAATAAAGATTCTGTTGTAGATAACCTGGAAAAAATTATCCAAAAAGAAGGGATCGAGATTAAGTAATGAATGGTCTTTCTCTAAAAGCCGTTGAAGCTATAGAGAGGATGGTTTCTGAAAGATTTGATACTATAGGTGTACAATTTTTAGGTATTATACCTACAGTGACTAGAACTAAAAGAATCGTATTCTCCTCAGCTAGAAACAGCCTGACATCATTATTTCTTCAAGCACTTGGAACTAGAAATCCAAATAATAGTGAAGAGGAAACTTTAAAGGTTATCTTAAGGATAGCTAATGGTTATGTAGATGCTCTAAAAGAAAGGACTCAGGCTAGAATAGTTCAGAACATAAACGCATATATCTTAGATCAACAGGCTAAAGATAATCCTGTCAGTATCGACAAAACCAAAAAAATATTTAGAGAAGAAATGGATAAGGCTGGTAAACACTTTAAATTGATAGCTAATAGTGAGTCTAATAAGACTACTAATGTTGGTACTGCACTACAAATTAGCAAGGTAGCAGAATCTCAAGGTGTAGAAGATCCTACAGTCTTCTTTATTGTCACCGTAGATGACGTAACTGGACCTGAAGAGTTTGTATTGCATTTATTACCTGATAAGAAGACCCCAAGAGTCTGGAAGTTATCAGAAATAGGTAACGAATATCATAAGAAGGGTGATTCTAACCCTAAGTTTCCTGGTCTACACCCTAATTGTCGTTGTAAACTCACATACTTAGCCAAGGGATTTGGTTTTGATGAGGGCGGTAAGATCAAGTACAAAGGTAAAGATTGGGACGAATTTGAATATCAAAGAAAAGAATACGGAAAACCTCGATAAATCGCTTGCAATGTTATTTCTTTTTTGATATAATAAAGTCAACAAAGGAGTTACTATGAGAGAGCCAAGATTTGAGTATAACGGATACAAGTATCAGCCAGAGTATGAGATTGAAGCTGATTACGACAATGCCAAAATATGGCATGAAATTATTACACCAGAGGGTGAGTGTAAATCTGCTGATTTCACACCTTACTCTTACATGACTGAGGAAGACTTTGCCAGATTTATTGATTTAAACATGCCTGGTAGACTAACTAAAAACAATGTATCCTGCCCACTAAATTCCGAGGACTTAGAAAGTCTAGCTCAAATGAGAGCTTTTGAGGACTTTTTAGATAATAAAAACAATAACTTATAAGAAAAAAAGCCCTTGTTCGCAAGGGCTTTTTCGTGTATAATATAAGTATGAAAACAACAAATAACAAATATTCTTATCAACCAAAAGCAGCTAAGGCAGTACTTGAGATGGCACTTTCTAAGAAGTTTCACGCTGCTGTATTAGCCGCTGCTCCTGGTGCTGGTAAATCAACTATCATTGTACACGTTCTTAATGAGTTCTTTAAAAAGCACCCACTTAAGAAAGTTGTGATTCTTACCCATAACCAAAATGTATTAAAAGATCAGATGCTTGAAGGTTTCATTGACTACAATATAAAGCCTGAGTTTACCTTTGGTGAGCTTGGATCTAACAGTCAAGTAGAGGTAGGTATTCCTTCTAACGCTTCAGCTATTACTCAAATGGATATGTTAGTATTTGATGAAGCTCACCAGTACTTCTGGGAGTCTATGGTTGATAAAATTACTGAAATTCACAAGCCAGAGTATACTATTCTTATGACTGGTTCACCTTCTTACTTTGTAAAATACAATAAGCTTGCAGCTCGTAAAGGTGTTAAGCAGTTTGGTATGTACTTTATCGCTGCTAATGAGCTTCTTGATCTTAAAGTATTTTCACCAATCGACATTGATCCAGTTAAGTATGACGGATCTAGCAATATCGATAAGATCAAGACAGTATTTACTCACGCAAGAAATAATAAGTACGACATGACTAAGGTTATGTGGGCTTGTAACTCTATCAAAGAAGCTCAAGCTGTTGCTTATTATCTTAAGAATGAATTTAAGTATGACGTATATATGTCAACTTCAGATAATGACGCTGACAATAAGCAAATTGCTGCTTTTAAAGCTGCCAGTAAAGGTGTTCTTATCGTAGTTAACAAAGGTATATTAGGTTTCTCAGATAACAATATTACAGCTCTTGTAGACTTCAAGTGCTCAAGCGACCTCGATACTCGTAACCAGTTCTTTGCTCGTGGTCTTCGTAGACACAAGACAGGCATGAGAAAAGTTTATATCTCAGTTGTTAAGTCTAAAAACTGGGAAAAAGAAGGTCGTATTCTTAATCAAATGATTAGCTTAATGGACAGGAAAGTATTCATGAATTACACAGGTGATGCACCTAAGAAAAGCTGGAAGGCTGCTTAAAAAGGATATTGTATGATTAATGATGAGGCTTTTTTATTAATAATGGGTGAGGGTGATGGGTGTATAAACTGTGATGGTCACGTTGGTTTAAAAGCTGATATATTCTATTCTTTAAAAGATTTAGTAAATTCGCTACATGATAGATTAGAAAAAAATAATGAATATTACTATCCTGTAGAGCTATATCTCATAGACTGCTATGACGCTGAAATATTAGGAAATTTAATGCTATCTTATAAATCTGGATGTATTGGTGGTCTTTACGAATATAGTTTTATATATAATAAAATACGTTATAAAATTATAAAAGGAAAAAGACAAAAAAAGGAAATTTTATGATATTTTTTGTAGGAGATGAGCCAGGTAAAAAGAATGTAGATCCAAGAGTGGCTTTTGTAGGTACTAATTCTTATAAGAAGTTACTAGGCTGGATTGCTGATATGAAATTATCTACCAACGACATTGTACTGATGAATAAAGGTGACTTTAAGAAGTATAGTTGGGGAGGTGTTTATGTTGAAACTAGAACCCTTCAGGATGGCGACTATATGATCGATATAGACAAAGATCATGACAAATTCATAGCACTAGGTCATAAAGCCAGAAAACATATGGAAGATTTAGGGCTAGAGTGTTTTTACTTACCTCATCCATCAGGTAGAAATCTTAAGGCTAATCCTAGCAAGTCTTTAAAAGACAAGTTAAAAGCCTGTAGAAAATTTATTTCTTCTTAAGCTCGAAGTGAGGACCGTCAAAGAAGCTATGGTCTTTAAGTTGACCATCAGAATCCCAGTCGATTCCAGACCTAACTTCGATACCTAGTTGTTGAGCAATACCACGAATCATACCTTGCATATAAATAAAACGCTCACGATCACTCCAATCTATAGGGTATGGGGCTAAATCTACAGCATGTGAGTAACCATCGCCTTGATCTAAGTGTCTAGAGTCCATAGTTTGAGACATGCCAGTACGAACATACTCTTCTTGCTGCTCTTTAGTACGAATACCTTCTAGAACAGTTACATCCATAATCTTAATAAGTTCATTACAGATTTTTTGAATATCTGGATGGCAAGTTTCAAGTTTTTCTTTTGACTTTCTACTGAATCTATACATATTATTTCTCCTTTAATTTTTTACTTAATATTCTATTAGGATGCTCTGGGTTTCTAAAGTAAATTTCCATAGCACCAGCAATCCA